TGACGCGGCTTCTGAGGTTGCTCTTAGAACAGCTTTCGGGGGCGCGGCTCTTTTAGCTTGTTCTTTTATTATTCCCGACCTCGGCACGTACTCGGGAGATTTCCAAATAAGCACTCTTAGCTACGCCGGAGAATATAACGGTGAAGCTACTTATGACGTGACTTTTGAAAGCGGCGGAGCGGTTTCATTCGCGGCGGCTTAATAGGAGCGAATAATGTCTTGGATAGAGGTTGAGATTGAAGGTATAGGCGGGATGGCTAAAGGAAACGAGGTCATGTGCGCTAATTCTATAGGTGAAGATCCTAAAAGCGTTTCAATAAACGGGGCCGATTACGCGGTTGACGATTGGAACGTGGATGAGCGAGATGATGTGATTTACCTTACGTTGGCAGATGCCGACTTTAAAAACGTGCAGACTGCACAGGAGGAAGATGATGACGAACCCGCTGAAGGGGGAAACCCAGATAACTCTGGGGAATGAGGATTTTACTTGTAGGCTAACGATTGATTCTTTAATTAAAGTTGAAGAAGAGATCGGAATGGGCATTATTAAGTTGGTAGCTAAACTTAGCAACGAAATGGATATGCCTATAAAACACCAACTATCCATTCTTTATCACGCTCTAAGAGGCGGCGGAAACGATCTCACACAGAAACAAGTCAAAGAGCTTGTGACTAAAAACGGGCTGATAAAAACAACTCAGGTCATTCTCCTAATGCTGACTCAGACATTAAACGATGAGGATGACGGGGAAAAAAAGGAAGAAGGGGAGACATAACGGCAGAAACGCTTCCTTGGTCAAGGTATTTTGAAATCGTTGTAGGGATGATCGGAATACCGCCAGAAAGTTTTTGGGATATGTCCCCTAAAGAGGTTTACCGTACCCTAGCCGGTTTCATGGAGTATTCTGGGAATCAAAAAGATGAACCGATGGGACGGGGAGAACTTGAAGAACTTATGGAGCTACATCCAGACTAATGGCGACTGTTGACGAACTAATTGTTCAGATAAAAGCAGATACCCGCGACCTAGACCGCAAGTTGAATCAACTTGAAAGGAACGTGGGAAAGGCTTCTAACTCTAAGGGTATGCGAGGCCTTGGCGCTTCTTTAAGCGCCTTACGCGGCCCAGCGATAGGAGCCGCCGCCGCTATCGCCGGAATCGGTGCTATTTCTATACCTATCGTGCGCACCGGCGCGGCGTTAGAGGACATGAAAACTTCTTTGAATACGGTTTTTGGTTCAGCTAAAGCCGGTCAAAAGCAGTTTGATAATATACTTAAATTTGCTACTGAATCCCCGTTCCAAGTTACAGATTTAACGCAAGCGTTTATCCAGCTAGGCGCGGCAGGAATACAGCCAACCGAAAAGATGATGCGAACCTTTGCTGGGGCGGCTTCGGTCACTACAGATTCGCTCGGGGCTTTCCAAGCGTTAGTTCGTATCACGCAAAGATCAGCAAGCGGCGGTCTCGGGTTAGAAGAGTTAAATCAGTTATCTGATAGAGGCATACCTGTTTTTGAAATACTCGCGCAGAAATTAGGAGTCACGCGGGATCAAATAACTGAAATGGGAAAATCCGCTGAAGGCGCGGCCATCATCATGGAAAACTTGAATGAGGGCTTAGAGGAACGATTTGGTGACGCAGTAGCGGCCAAGATGGATACCCTTAATCAAAAATTTTCTAATCTTCAAACTTCTTTCCAGAATATATCGGCGGCGCTGTTTAATGAGGGCGGGTTAGGAACCGCGATGAAGAGCATTGTCGGATTTATCACAGACGCTATAAACAGAATGGCTACCTTGGTAAGAATGGCTGGCTCAGGGATGTCTAGCGAGTTTCTAGCCGCCACCTCGGATGAGGAAAGGATAGAGGTATTAAAAAAAGAAATATCAGAATTAGAAGATAGGAAAGCGAAAGCGAAAAGAGCGGGGAATCTTCCGACTGAAATAAAAGAACGTCAACAGCTCATTAGTATTCTTAAGCAATCAATAATTACCACTAACGAAGAAACTCAAGCCACGATAGATAAAGCGAAAGCCGATGCGGAGGCTACCGCACAAAGAAAAGAGAAAAGGTTAGAGGATGAAGCGTTTCAAGATGAACTTAAATCTTTAGCTAAATTAATCCAAAGAAGTAAACCAGAAGCCGAAGTTTTAGGTGAAAAGATAGCAAGGATTCAAGAAATTTTAGCGACAGGCAAGGATGAAGATTTACTGACCTTGCTAGGCGGTGAGGACGCCGATGTTGCTTTAGGTAGATTACGAGAAAGATTGAAAGAGCTTCAAGACCCCATAGAAGAAACGGCAAAACTTTTTAATGAGGATATGATTCAGGCTATCGTCAATACAAGCACCGCTTTTACTAATGATTTCGTAAATGCTCTTTTAGAGGGTAAGAGTGTTTTAGACTCTTTTGCTAATTTTGCCAAGAATATCGTTTCGCAAATTATTGCGACTTTCTTACAGTTAGCAGTCGTTAATAGAATCCTGAACGCGGTGTTCAGTACATTTTCAGGATTCACTCCGCTCCCTACTCTTGGCGGGACGGCAAGCCCAACGGTCAACAGCGGAAGCGCACCAGCCTATTTTATTGCTGGCGGTGGATCTTTTCAAAAAGGAGTTCCGGCGGTAGTAGGTGAAAGGGGGCCAGAGCTAATGATACCAAGCACAGGCGGTAGGGTGATGAATAATCATTCAAGCCGAATGGCGATGGGCGGCGGCGGAGTGGTTATTAATCAAAATTTAAACTTCAGCACCGGCGTAGTTCCGACAGTTAGAACCGAAATAATGAAAATGTTACCAACCATTTCGGACGTAACTAAAGCCTCTGTTTTAGAAGCGGCATCCAGAGGCGGCACATTTCGCCGTGGTTTATTAGGAGGCTAGATGCGAGAAATAATAATGCCCTCAAGCCCTAACTTTGTGCGATCTAATTTTCAATTAAACCGAGCTATCGGAGCCGTGGCCTCGCCTTTTACGGGACAAACTAGAACGCAAGAGTTTGACTATGCGGGATGGATAGCCGAAGTAAGTTTGCCGCCTTTAAAAAGGCCCGAAGCTACTGAATGGCTTTCTTTTTTAAGCAAGATGAAAGGGCCAACAAACTTTTTTAAATTCGTAGATCCTGATGGGAGGAATCCATTAAAAAATAGAGCCACCACGGGTGAAGGTATCTATTCGGCAGATTATTTTATATCCGATCATAGAATAAACGCCACGGGCCTTACGCTTAGTTTTTCCGGCAATACGATTACCTCAAACAATAATGTTTTCTCGGCAGTTACGGGAGATTTCTTTTTTGTTTCTGGAGCCATTAATGACGATAATAACGGAACCTTTAAGATAGTTCAGAACGCTTCTAACTCTCAAACAACCGCCATCGTTGATCGGGATTTAACCTCAGAATCTAACACCGCTAGTTGTACGGTAAAAAACAACGTGAAAGGATCTACCGCGTTAATGCTGGAGGCTTCTACTACTAACGCATCTGGCCTACTTAAAAGAGGCGATTATCTAGCTATTTATGACGGCGCTTCCCTTACTTCGTCAACGCCCACTCAATTAGTAATGTGTACTGAGAACGCCACAGAAACGTCTGTAAGCGGCGGGAATAATCATTATGCGGTAGAGATTCAGCCGAAACTTAGAGCGAATCTTACTGATGGTTGGTATGTCGGATTTAAGAACGGCGCGAATGAATCCCGATTTAGATTGAACGGTAATTCTGTGGGATGGGATACTGACCGAAATTCTCTTTATACGTTGAGTTTTAGTTGCTCAGAGGTTATTTGAATGGCAACGCGGTTTGATTCCGATTCGGACATAGTAAATAAGACTATCGCTGAAGCTAGGCTCAACGCTGAAAAGCATCAATTTATGTTTTTTGCGGTAGAGGCTGAGTTTGATAATGACGTTTTACGCATTAATACTACCGCTGGAGACGTTATATTCGGAGGCAATACATACCAAGGCGTGGGAACACTTTTGAGTATGTCGGCGTTTGAAGATACCGCTGAAATGAAGTCCTCTGGGCTTACTATAAGTTTGTCGGGTTTAGACCCCTCTATCCTCTCCCATTCCTTGACTAATGATTACCATAACCGACCTATAACCGTATTCACCGGCTTTTTAGATGGAGGCGGTGAACACGCTGGAGCAGTAATGACTTCGTTTAAAGGCCGAATGACGAGTATGCAAATAAGCGAATCTGCGGAAGGAGCAAACACGATAACCGTAAACTGCGAAAATAGGCTTGTTGATCTTAAAAGACCAAGCAATTTAAGGTACGCGAAAGAATCTCAGAAACTCATAGACTCCACGGATACGGGATTCAATCGCATGGAGAAACTCGCCACCGTAGAAATACTATGGGGAAAGAAATCTACTAACCTCGGCGGGTTAGGCGGTAGCAACGACCCCAGCAACGATCTACCAAACGCCATTCCCGTTTTACCGTTTCGGGGGAGATAATGAAACGCCTACCCGATTGGGATATTAAATTAGCTGAGTTTTTGAAAGAAAATCGGGAGCGCGATTTTGAATGGGGTACTTGGGACTGCTGTATTTTTGCGAATGCTTGTCTGAAAGTTATAAGCGGCCAAGATGTAATTCCTAAAACCTTAAAGTGGAAAGACGAGAAAACTGCTTACAAAGCTATAAAAGAATATGGAGAAACTCTTGATAAGGCTTTAGAAAAAGCCGCTATAGCCGCAGGGATGGAACCGATAGAGGTTCATTATGTTACCACCGGCGATTTAGTAGTGATGATGGACGATAATAAACCCGTTGCCGGAATATCTGACGGATCAAGGGTCATGTCTCCCACGGACGGCGGATATGCTTTCAGTTTACCTAGCCTTATAGAAAAAGCATGGCGAGTTCCTTATGGGTAGAGTTGTAAAAGCCGTGTTGATGGCGGTAGTTGTAACCGCTTTAGTGATTGTGACCGCTGGGGTAATTCTTTCCGTTGCGGCCCCAGCCACCTTTACGGCTACCTTTGGAGCGATTGGCTCGGGAACTTTGTTGGGAACTATAGTTGGTTCAACCGCTTTTATAACAGGGGTGGCGCTTGCCGGAGCGGGAGCCTTAGTCACTTCTCTTATAGCAAAAGATGTTAGCTCTGGATTTGATGGAAATGGGGCTAATTTCGGATCTAAAGTTTCAGGAGGCGGCGTTGGTATAGCGCGGCAAATAATTTACGGAAAAGCTAGAGTGGGCGGGACGTTTGCTCATATAGAGACTAGCGGAACCGATGGCGCATTTTTAAATTTGATAATTGTAGTCAGCGGCCATCCTGTCGCGGGATATGAAAAAATATTTTATAACGATTTAGAGTTGACCACGGTTACCGCTAATCAGAACGGCGAAACCGTATATTATGCGACCAACACAGATTTAAGAGATACAAGTTCAGATAATCCAAACACTTTTAGTTACGGCGGCTCAGTCGGCTATCTTTGTAGATTTACCTTTCACGATGGAACTCAAACAGCGGTGGATGGCTTCGCACAAGCTCAACTAGGGACAACTGCTTTCCCGAATACGCATAAATTTACCAACTGCGCTTACTTCTTTTTTCAGTGCGCGATAGACGCGGAAAAGAATAGCACCATGCCGAAACTCTCTTTTCTAATAAAGGGAAAAAATGTTCACGATCCCAGAACGGGAGGGGCCGCGACTACGGATGCGCAGAGAAGCAACCCTGCGCTTTGCGTCAATGATTATCTGACTGATACCACCTACGGTTTAAAAGCGAAAACTGACGAGGTTAACCAAACCACCAACGCAGGAGGAATATCAGCGGCGGCTAATATCTGCGATCAACTCGTAACGCTTGCAGACGGCTCTACAACCCAAACAAGATATACCGCTAATGGATTCACCAGTATGCAAGCATCTGGCGAAAGCGTCTTGGAGGGGTTGCTAGGCGCGATGGCCGGAAAGATGACTTTTACAAACGGAAAGTTTCAATGCTTCGCTGGAGCCTCTCAGACACCAGAGTTTACTATCACGGACGCGGATGCCCTCGGCCCATACGAGATTATTACTAAAAAACGGGGCGGCGATCTATTCAATCAGGTTAAGGCTATGTATCCCGATAGCTCTCAAAAATATGTCGCTACTGAAACGCCTGTTTTAGCTGACGCGAATATGTTACTAGCCGACACGCCAGTAGGTGATCGGATAGGAGGAGCCGGAAGCCCTAATTTTAAAAAAGAACTGGAAATAAGATTACCTTACACAACTGATACGAATACCGCGCAACGCATTCAAAAAATACAGCTTTTAGACCAACGGCAAACTACTAGGTTAGCGGTAAGAGTGCCAATTAAGTATGTTCAATGCCAGCCTAACGATTGGATTTATGTTACCAACGCCCGTTTAGGATTTAGCTCTAAATTATTCCAGATTGAAGATATGAGTCTTGAAATGGACGTTGCAGACGATGGCGGCGGCGCTCTGGCTTCGGTGAGCTTATCTTTACGAGAAACTGATTCATCCGTGTTTGGTTTCGCTACTTCGGACTACACCGCGCCGGTTACGGAGGGAAGCGACAGGCCGCAAGGCGCTATGACGCTGACGGCTCCCGTTATCGGAACCCCCGTTGCGAGTAGCCTTGTGGATGGCCCTACCGTTAAAATAAATGTGACCGTTAATTGGACAAACTCAGCCTCGGATGACGTAACGGGAACTGAGGTTCAATATAAACTTTCCGGCGGCACTTATGCTTCTTCAGGTATCGCGGGGAAAGGCCAAACATCTTTTATCGTGGCAGATTTAAAAGATGGGCAGACGTATACGTTTAGAGTTAGGCACACAGGCCAAGGCGGGGTTTTTTCAGATTACAGCGGGGAATCTAGCCTCACGCCTAGCCATTCTGATTCTCTTAGCGCCCCCTCAAGCGTTACTATCCAGAATACCAAGCCTTTGGCTCTTAGTCTTAGCTGGACGAACCCATCAAACACCAACCTAAGAAGCATTAAAATATACGAGTCAACTAGCTCTGTCAGCACCAACCCTAGCGAAAATCTTGTTGTCGCTTCCGTAGCTGGAGAGCCTAGCAAGAAAATGACCATCACAAGGGGTTCGGCAGACGGTCTAAACCCAGCGACAACCTATTATTACCGATTGAGAGCCGTCACCCACACAGGCCAGCAATCGTCCGTATCTAGTCAAGTTTCAGCGGCTTTTTCTGGCGTGACAGATTCGGTGGCTGACTTTACGATGGCTGGTTTTTTCAAATTAGACGTAGCTGGAAACACCAATGCGCCGACTGACTCAGCTTTTAACACCGCCTTTGGTCGGTTTCCTATGGATGGCGATTTTGTGATTGTTCAAAATACCAGCGCCAGCCCGAAGGTATCCAAGTCATATAAATATTCAGGGGCTAGTTCAGGCGGCGGGGGAGGGTCTTTTGCGGAAGTGACGAATCTTATCACTGGCGATCAAGTGGTAACTGGAACGATAGGCGCAGACAAAATTATTGCCAACTCCCTGACCTCTGCTAGTGGCGTTTTCGGAGCGATAGACGCGAATATAATAACCACAGGAACATTAAACGCTGACAAAATAAACATTGATGGCGTTACCCTTGACACATCAGGAAACCAGTTAGTCGTTGGAACCATTGCATCAGGCAACATTGGATTGAACGCTGTCCTTACAGAAAAAATGATTGCTAACGCAGTTACTATTTCAGGAAGCGCATCTTTAGCATCAAACTTTTCCCTAACAAGCAGTTATCAAACCGTTGTATCCACTTCGTGGACCAGCACAGGAGCGCCCACCTCTTGCTTCTTCAATCTTCACTGGACAGGACAGGGCAATGTCGGGGATTACGCGGGAACCGCTAGATTGATGCACGATACAAGCATCATCAAAACTATTTCTTTAAACAATGACAACAATAGGGGAGGTAATTACGCCATCTTCTTTAATATAACGCCAAGCGCAGGGGCGAACAGTATAAGCATCTCAGCGGCAGGACAAACAAGCGGAGACAACATAACTTTTCAGTCAGATGGAACAAATTTATTCTTTTTGGAAACTAAACGATGAAGAACTTTATAGTTTACAGCGATGATGGATCAATTAAGCGATATGGTGAATGTGTAGACAGTGATTTTGATTCTCAGGCTGGCACTGGAGAAAACGTCATTGAGCTAGCTTTCAAGCCCAACACGAAAGTATCTGATGGAAAATTGGTTGACGTACCAGTTTCAAATGAAGAGCTAAACTCTCAAGTGATGCGCAATGTTCGTGCCAACCGTAATTTTAGGTTAAATTCTAGCGACTGGACTCAGATGAGTGATTCGCCGCTAAGTGATTCAAAAAAAAATGAGTGGAAAACTTACCGTAAAACTTTACGAGATTTACCAGCGACAGTTGCGGGAGATGTCGTGGACTTTGATCAAGTCATATTTCCAACGCCGCCTAGTTCCACATGAAACATCAGGATATAAAATAATGTGGTATCTCACGGGCGGTTTAGGTTTGGCTCTAGCTATTACTGGCGGCGCTTTCAAACTGTATTATGATAAAAGCGAGGCAGAAAAAGAGGCGATAGCTTTACAGCTTAGACAGGCCGCAGATAATCAAGTTTTATTAGAAAACAGCATCAGCGGGTTAAACGCTCAAGTCTTACAATCGGAAGCTGATAGAAAGAAAGCCTTTGAGCAAATAAATGTCCTTCAGGCTGATAACGAAAAAGCAAGGGCGGAGGTTTCTAATTTAAGGGATAAATTCGCCAAACACGACATGAATCATTTAAGTTTGCGCAAGCCTAAGTTGATAGAAAAAATTATTAATAATGGAACCAAGGAGGTGCTAAGTGAGTTTGAGGCTCTTACTAATAATGCTCCTAGCTCTTAGTGGTTGTTCTAGTTTGCGGGAATATATTCCAGAGGTTAAGCCGGTGGAAGTAGTTCAGATTCAGAAGCAACAAGCTATTTATCACCCCCCTTTACCTAATCAAGTAAAAACGAAGCCCGTAGAGTGGTCAGTGCTTACTCCGCAGATAATGGGCGAATACCTTGAGGACTTGGAAAAAGGCGAGGCATCCACTAATGTTTATTATGGCGTATCGCCCACGGGTTACGAAAATCTCAGCCTTAATATGGCCGAGGTGAAGAGATATATTAGGCAGATGCTATCTATCATTAACTATTATCAGGAATTAGATCAAGAGGATGAACAAGAAGAAAATGAAAACTAGCCATCAGGAAATAGCCGATATAGTTCACCGCGCTTATTTCTCCAAGACTTTTGAAGAATCTGATATAGAAATATTAGTGGAAAAGAATGTGATAGCGTTTCGCGGTACGGATGAGCCTCTTGATGCGTTGCGTGACTTGAGA